ATGGCCAAGCCGACAGTGCAGCCGGGTGCCGAAGAGTCATGCGCGGAAACGCCATGCGTGGATGTTCCGGAGGCGGAACAGGAACCTGCGCAGCCGAAGAAGACGAAGAAGAGCAACAGGCCGTGGCGGCCGGTGTTCCTCGCCGCGCTGGCCGAAACGTCGAACGTGACGGCGGCGGCAGCGGCGGCGGAAATTCCGGCTTCGCGCGCCTACAAGGACAAGCGCGACGACAGTGAATTTGCCGCACGGTGGCGCGAGGCGCTGTGCGAGGGTTACGACCTGCTGGAGATCGAGGTGCTTTATCGCCTCCGTTTCGGCGAGCCGAAGGACGGGGCCAAGTTCGACAATGCAACGGCGCTGCGCCTGCTGTCCCTGCACCGCGAAACCGTGGCGCGGGAACGGGCGATCCGGGACAATGCCGACGTGGAGACGGTGCGCAAATCGATCCACGCCAAGCTGCTGCTGATCCGCGAGGAAGTGCAGCGGCAGCGCCAGGCCAACTCGGTGGACGCGAGCGTGCATGGCTGAGCGGGTGTTGCTGGACTGGCTGTCCGATGCAAGCCCCGAGCGGATTGCCGCTTTCGTCAATGGACTGGACGAGAAGGAGATTACCGAGTGGCCGTTTGACTGGCAAAGCTGGGCGCGGGGCAACC